CCGACGCCAATCCAGAGCATAATCATAACAATCACGCTCTGTATTCGAGAGAAGAGGGCCCCAAGAAGAGGTCATTCTCCGCCTTCTTGTCCATTTACCGTACCCCTTACGGGAGCCGATAGATGAACAAGTTATCGATCCCTGTAAAAAGCTTATAAATAACCCGAAAGGGTTAAATATACGCGGCTTGTCTCGACGAGGCACACATATCTTATCCTCCAAAATGCGAAGTTTAGAGACACGTATTTCAAAAGAGAAATAAGTGAAACTGAAAGTAGCTCGTGAATAACGAGACACTCTCTTAGCTTTAGCAATAGAAAGAGGAACATGTATGCCAGAATCAAGATTAGCAGAAGGAGGAGTCAAACATAGAGGTGCTTTTATCCTTCTAAGGATAGAAATCACATATGTAAGACACCTGTCTAATGCAATCCCGTGTCTTGTAGAGAAACGGGCAAGTCTGTTAAATACAGAGAAGAGGTCTTGAGGTTCAGTTAGTCTTTTAACATAAACACCTCGAATATTGGTGCCTAGGTAAAAGTCTGAACCACAGGATTCTCTGAACGGACCTTCTACAAAGGTCTTATCGCTATTAACCTCGAAGCCAAGGAGAGATAAGAGGGAGATGACATCCGAAGTAATAATTTTCGGACATACAATGTCATCACCATTAACGCCCCAAAGTAACGAGGACTCGCTTCTATCAAGAGGAAGGCCTCTAAAATGAAAGCAAGCAGCGACTGCACAGCAGAAGAGCATTGTTTGCAAGGGAAACGTATAACCGTTACCCATAGTGCTTATCATATGCAATTCCAACGTGCCACGTCCCGGAACAGTCGTTTTCGGACACCTGTATTTAACGAGCATCCTAAACATGTCAGGTGGTAAACACCATTTAAGCATGTTTAACGACATAGAGTCTGAAGCAGACGACAAATCAATTGTTGATAGGCCATCTAGTAAAGACCCAAGACGTGCAAGATCACGATTTTTGAACTGCTGATTAGAAAGATCGATTGCGAATCGACTCTTTAATCGCTTTTCTATATGAGCACCAAGGCCAAGTTGAAAGTAAGTATTCAACGTCGGTTCAGTGCAAATACATCGTGAGATCTTATCGTTCTTAGGAACAAGGCTAAGCTTATTGCCTTCTGATACATATGGTTCGCCATAGTGTCCTTTGCGAAAGACTTCCGCATTAGACCATTCAGGGAAACCGGTGATGTACCGTTGATACCAATGGTACAAAGAAAGATCACTACAAGAAAGGGGGGAAGAAAAGAACTTCGTGTAGAAGTCCCCTCCATTTGCCTTGATGTTCGCCCCAGGACCTATATTAGCATGGCTAAGTAGATCAAAAGGATGATCAACAAGAGCAAAACCGTTCTTAAACCAGAAATCATAAATAGCGGCTTTAAAGCCATTCATAAGCATTTCTGTTTTACTGTCATAATTGACAGGTAGCGTCCAATTTTTACATTTCTCATTGATTTGTAAAAATTTATCGATCGCAGCTTCATCTGCCTTTCTATTGTTAAGAAATTCGAACTTTTTCAAGAGCGAATTACTTATAGAAACAGCAGCAGCCTCACGAACGGACATATCAGGCCAGAAACTACCTTTATAGGGCAGGTTCTGAGCAAGCAGATCTTCTTTAAGGCATTCGAGAAGAATGTCAGGACTGTTTGCCATAACAAATTCCCTAATTTAGAGAGTTACAAAAGCTCGATATCAGTGGAGAACTGATAACAAACTAATGAGATGAGAATCTGAGTAATAACCCAGAACCTCAAGAAGTACTAGAATAATCAAGATGAGCATCCGAATCTTATCAGATTTACGACGCCCAAAACGAGAATTCAAAGTACGGCCGTGATAAGGGTATCGCCAAGGTCGGCACTCTCTTCATTGAGAAGTCCAACCAAAAACGAAGCCATAGCACGGACCTCATCTGCATTGTAAGTCTCCATTCCTGCAGGGATGTCCACGGTGATACGGACAATCGCAGTTACAGGAACACCAGAAGCAGCGTAACCACCCTTACGGATAATTAGCTTGTACTGGTTATTAGGGATCTGTCCTCGCAACCCAGATACAGGGTTCGGAGCAGGCAGTTGTTTAATTACTGCAGGCTTGTAGAACGTAGCTGTAAATGGAAGCGTAACAGTGTTTGCAGTAGCAGAACCTTGCGTGCCACCTAAGGCACTAACAGTTTTCTGCTTTGCATTCAACGCAGGAGGGGTATCATCTACCAACGTAAAAGTTGGCGAGGTGAATCCAGTCTGCGCTCCGCCGGTAGTTGAACTATCGGGTGACCATGTCATGTTGAAGCTCCAACGAGGTTAACGTGGTGAAGGACTTCAGACCTCTAGATCCGAAAAGATCTAGCTGATAGTCCAGAGGTGTACTTGGACGAAGAAAGAAGAGCTCCCATATTAAGGAGTTTTCCGACAGATAACGGTAAAGTAAATTCCAAAGAAGGAATGTACGACCCAGTATAAGTCGATCTGCTTTTCTTTGAACAAGTATAAGAGAAGTACGGAGTACCAGGACAAGGATAGACCTCCAGCAATTTATAGCCGAAGTTAGGACGAGCAATAGGTTTCAAAGACAGGAGCTTTAAGGTTTGCTCATGTAATGTACCTAGTGAGGCCCATTTTAAGCTTGATCTATTAAAACAAGCTGCCTCGATTATATCTCCTAAATTGAGAAAGTAATCGACAAGGAAGGAGTAAGGAATCAACTCATAAAGAGTAGGAACAAACGAACTTAAATCAAGTCCAGTTGTTCTAAGTACAGATGATATATCAGTACCAATGGCTTGACAACCATTTTCAATACTGACGATACCATATAAACGTTCTGAATATTTATTAGAACGCCTGTACACCCTTTCGAGTGTTATTACATAATTGCTAAGGTCATTACGAAGTGTACTAAGCTTCGATTCTTCCATAGCAGTAAATGAAATAAATTTGGACGGGGCCTTATAATTTAAGAAAGAGGCCATGGTTTTTAAACCATCGTCTATATCAGAAATTAAAGGTTTAAGTCCAAATGAGTACTCCAACCAAGTATCTGACACCGCTTTTTTATGAACCGAAGCTCTCTTCTCTTTATCAGAGTAAGATTTAATCCTTCGGGAGATATCTCTATCTCTTTTGGATTTAGGCCTACAAAAGGCTCGAATAGAGCCCAAGTAGTCATCAAAACCTCTGCGAAGAGAGAGGAGAGGGTGCCTGATTAAATGGATTGTCTCACGAAGCTCACCGAGAAAAACACCACCTTGGAAGGTACGTTGTTCAGAGATGCACTTCTTGATAAACCCAGTAACCACCTGGTTATGAACTCGTGTAGTGACAGGTTGACCTAAGGTGAGAGTCGAAGGGTACCCAGTAGTAGGTGAACCGACGTTCCCGCGCATTTCAAAACGTTGGACACGTCCAACAGGATTGAAAAGAACGGAAGCTTCGGAATAACCTACAGTGAAGAAATTCGACCGCTCATCAACAACATAACTCTCAACAGAAAGTGACGTAGTCGCATTCATGCGGTTAAAGATTCGTTGGCGCCAATCAACAAGGTTAGGACCATAAGTAATAAGAGTATTATTAGCAATAAAAGCTATAGTACCTTTAACCCATGGTGACCAAATACCAGGTGAGAAGTAGCCAAAAGATCTTGTTTCAACACGAGCACGATAGTCACTCTTTATAGTACGAGTTGTGTTGGTCATGTAACGAGCCTCAAAGAGAGAGAAACCTAAATCACCCTTTAAGTACGAAGTAAAGGTAGTATGACATCCAAGGATCAAGAAGACATTCTTGCAAAAGAACGTCTGATCGAGCCGAGAATAACTTAGAACGCTGAAGAGCGTAATTAGTTACGTCACACTCCATTCCATGGCAATACTTAATTGCAAGTTGGCCAAGACGGCAGTAATCAATACCAGTGTCGCGGATCGAGTCGTCTACAAGACGAGTAAAATCACTATCGACTTTGTATAGATAACAAGCCGAACCGACTAAATGCTCTAAAGTAGTATCCATGGATACCTCTGAAATAAAGGATGACAAGGACAACTATAGTACAGTTAGTACTACAAGAAGACCCCCGAAAG